CTAGTGCTAACATAATTTTTTATTTGGGTAAAAGTGATTGGATTGGTACGATGTCTGAGCAAATGTGATATACACGTGTGTTCGGTCTTATCGTGAATCCTTTTTGTTGTAATTCGGCGCATTTAAGAGCACGCACCAGCTCGTAGTCAAGACGCATTTTTTCTTCTTGACGCTTGGCTATTTTTTTACATTGTCTTAGACCTTCTTTGTCTAGAGGGACCATGAAATTGACTTGAAAACCCCAGTTCTCATTTAATTGATAACTAGAAGGGTATAAGTCTCTTGTATCTTCATCCGCAGCATACGGATTAACATGGCTTCCCATATAGAAAGGACTAAACGTCATTGTTGATCCATTACATGTAATGTTTGGACCATAAGACTGCCGTGACGAAGCTCCATTGTTCTGAAATTGCACGGCAGAATTTGTAACATTTCCCGTCGCCGCAGCGACTGGATTACTGTTATTGTTTGTATCTCCTTCAGCTAGTACTGGACTTACTGAGAGAATACAGAGAGTGAGGTAGTAGTAGAGTTTATGGTGTAATTTCGGGTGTAATCGCGCTGCTCTGTTATACCTGCTGCTCTTACTGTTGTTTCTAATGTCCACGGTAATGTTGTATCAGTAACTGTAAATACTGCATCACCACCACTAATACCAGCACTTGCTGATGATGTGATATTTGAACCAGACCAAGTGTTTACGGCTGCACCGAAAACTTGGACTTGTTCTGTCTCGACGATAGTTTGAGTGGTAGTGGTCGTTGAATTCATTGACCCTGTAGTAAATTGTGGGGTCACTGTGTTGGCTCTAACTATGCTGGGTGATAACAGAGCTAAAAGCAGAATTAATTTTTTCATACTTTTGTTGTTGGTTTCTTTGCCATAGGGCATTCTGGTTTCTTACCATTGCCATTTTTTCCAGTCGTCAAACCGAAAGTGGCAAGTGCGCCAGTAAAGACGCTGGCGACGAAAGTGATATCCGAGTTACCAGATTTCTTTACCATAGGAATTTCAACGTAGTTCATCGTAATGATGAAACCAGACCAGACGACAACGCCTAACCTGACTACAGTTCCCAGGAATTCTATTTGGTGTTCTTTATCTTCAGCAAGATCTTTTACCTTACCTAAGAAACCTTTTTCTTTTTCTTCAGGAACTTTTCCTTCCATGTTTTTATCTTATTATTTAAAAACTTCTGTATTTGCTCTTTTATTTTTTGAATAATAGGTTGAGTTACAGTCGTTGCTGCGACAGCAGTTACTGCTGCAACACTCGTTGTAATTAATACATCCGTTGGTGGTATTGGTATAGGTGGTAAAGCTGGCAAATTTAAAGTAGGTGTTGCCGGTGCTTCAGTTGTTGTTATAGGTTTTGTACCTTCAGGTTCTCTTAAATCACTAGGAGGAACTACTAAAGGTACATAACTAGGAACTTCTGCTGTTGGTAAAGGTATTTCTACAGTTTTAATTGGTTCAATCGGTGGAATTACTATCGTCGGTATTTCCATCTTCCCTATCCTGTATTACTGCTTGGATAGCAATAAGTGCTTCTTTAGTTTTGTTTTGTGTCTGAACTGCTTCGTTATAAGTTTGAATTAGTTCTTCAAGTTTTGTTTTTAATTCTTGAGTGGTTTGAGTCATAATTTTTTTATTTAAATGGTGGTCCGTTCATCCAAGCTACAAGACTATATCTTGTACCTGATGTAACTGGTTTGACACGATGTTTTACCCATGCTGGAAAAACTGCACACGTACCAGCTTTTAATTCGGCGTTAAATGATACCATTCCCAAAGTACTGGCTACTTCTAACTCTCCTCCTTCAAAATCATCATTTAATAATAACGACATTGATAATTTTCTTGTGTGCGTTGTTTTGTCGTTAGATGGACTCATATCTACATGCCAACCATAATAATCATCTACTCCATATCTAGTAACTTGCATTCCCGAATCAAAATGATCTAAATCGTAATGAAAATAATCATTGTTTGCACTTATGAAAATATTATGAATTATACCGGCAATCCATGTATCCCATTCCAACCAATGTTGTTTTGATTTTCTTACGTTTTTAGTTTCTTCTGGGTCGCTAACTTGACTATTAATAAATTCTAAGTTTTTACATTGCTTAAACATTTCATCAAGTATTGCTTTAGGAAGTTTTGGATCAACTGTATATAAAAAGTGGTCTGTAAACATTAATCGTTTGGTCCTGACAATGTTCCTGAGTTACTTAAGGTATAACTAACTCCGCCTGCTTTTTGAATAGATTTACCAGCAGCTCCACCGGGGCTACCACTAGTACCAGCATTTCCAGCATTACCATAAGTACCGCCATTACCTCCAGCATATCCGGGAGATCCGTCAGTATATCGTCCGGGAACCCAATTACAAAAAGCTGCACCACTAGAAGGTGAGGCAAATTTAGAACCTCCAGCACCTCCACCAGAACCGTTTGATTGAGATTGGTTGTAACCTTGACCGTTACCACCAGCTCCTCCAGTTCCACCATTTCCTCCAACACACGTTAAGGTAGGACTCATTGGAGTAGTGGTTCCGGGAGATCCATTACCACCTTTACCGCCACCGCCGCCACCACCACGAATGGTTCCTGAGTTGGTTACGGTTACGTTATTAGAACCAATGTAAAGGGCTGTACCTCCATCACCACCAGTTCCAGAAGGGCTACCAGCACCTCCAGAACCTGATATTGTCCCAGAGTTTTGAATATCTAAAGTACCACCCATTCCAGAAGGTACATTAAGTGCATAATAAGAAGCAGTCCCTATTTCAGTTCCACTTGCAATAATTACAATTTTAGGAATAGAGGGTGCCCAATTACTACCAAATGTACTTGATAAGTTTACGTCAGTACCACTAGATAAAGTTTTAACATCTGCATTAGTTGCTCCGTAAAAGTCAGCAAAATCGATAGTACCTGATGTAGGTACGTTTGTGTTATTTGCGGGAACTTTTCCACCGTTTCTATAAAATTCAGAAAGAGAGTGAGGTTGTGAGTCACCAAATTCAGATGCAATCTGAGCAAGTGTAATTGAACCAGAGCTTTGTAAAGCCATTATTTACCTCCCTTGGTGTGTTCGTCTAATTTCTCGTTTAATTCGTTTACTGCATTTATAAGTACAGAAACTAATCTTCCATAATCAACTGTCTTAATACCGTCTTCAGTTTCTTTGATTACTTCTGGTACTACTTGTTGTACTTCTTGTGCAATTACACCTATATCTTCTTGACCATTACTTAGCCATTTGTAATTAACACCACGTAGTTTTCCTACGATTCCAAGAGCATCATTAATTGTATGAATTTCAGTTTTTAATGTTGCATCAGAATACGCAGTAATGTTACCTGTTGCTGTAACTGATGCAAAGTTAACGTTGCTAGTTGTGTCTGTAGCTTGGTTAGAACTATAAGTTGTATATCCAGCACCATTAGTTATCTGGTTGTTATTACTTACGTTAGTCGCACCAGCATCAATTCCATCTAATTTACTACCGTCAACAGACAGGTCTCTACCATCAACTGTTTGAGTTCCAGACATGGTTATATTACCTGTCATCTGTCCGCCACCCAGAGGTAATCTAGAACCTATTGCGGTAGCTGTAGATGAAGCAAAGTTAGCATCGTCTCCAAGAGCTGCTGCTAATTCGTTTAGTGTATCTAAAGCACTCGGAGCACTATCAATAAGGCTAGCAACTGATGATCTTACATATGCAGTTGTAGCAAGTTTAGTTGAGTTATCAGATTGAGCCTGAGTAGTTGTGGTTACACCATTAAGGATTACACCGTTTGAAGTAGTTAATGCATCAAGTTTTCCATGATCAGCATCTGTAAATACGTTACTGTCACTAGCAGAACCGACTAAAACTCTAATTTCAGCAGCAGTTTGATCGTCTTTAGCTCCAGTATCTATACCGTCTAATTTACTACCGTCAGTAGCTACGTCTCTACCGTCAACTGTTCCTGATACAGCAATGTTACCTGTTACAGTATGATTTCCAGAAGCTAAAGTTCCTGTTGTTTCTACATTCTGAGATCCAAAATTAGGTTGAACTTTGGAACCAGCTAAAGCGGATGCATCAACTCTACTTACAATAGATGTAGAAAGTACGTTAGACATATCTTCAGCAGCTAATGGATGTCCACCATTAGTTGTGCCATCATGTACTACCAGTACATCTTTGTTTAGATCTACAGTGCATTCACCTTCAGCTCCAGCAAAGCTTCCATGTTGAATGGTTGTACCACGTCTTAATTTTAATAATTTTGCCATTACTTAGCTCCTTTTAATTCTTCTACTTCTGCTTTTAGTTCGTTTATTGCGTTAATAAGAACACCTACCATTTTTCCGTAGTCAACTGATTTGACTTCTATTGATTCTCCTGTATTAGGATCTAAATCATGGTTAGTTAAAACTATTTCTGGTATTACTTTTTCTACTTCTTGTGCAATAACACCAATAGAAGGTTTACCATCTCTTATCCATTTATAAGAAACACCACGTAACTTACCGCAGATACCAAGTGCATCATTAATAGTAGAAATGTCTGTCTTTAGTTTTTTGTCAGAGTAAGCTGTTACGTTTCCTATAGCAGTTACGTTTCCATTACTCTCAATAATAAGATTATTATGACCTGATGTATCTCTTAAAATATGACCACTTGAACCACCTATTATATATAAGTAGTTGCTGTGATGTTGAAGTTTACAAGTGTCTCCTGACCAAGTACCATTACTAAGTCTAATATCACTGTTAGCAGCAATAGTCACAGCACCGGCACCACCAGAAAATGTGATGTCCGCATTAGCAGTATCACCACCACTTCCAGTATCAGACCTTAAAAAGTTTGTTCCATGAATCCCGTCTACAGTATCAGCGTCCAATCCACTGCCAGAACCGTCATTACCAGTGTGCCAGACAGTATAGATAGTACTTCCTTCCAAAAATTTTAAACCGCTTGTGCCACTTCCAATTCTTAAAGCCTCTGCCGTTTCATTATTAACAATGTCAATATGTCCACTAGCGTTCCACTGGAAATATGCCTTATCTACTGTACCTTCTCGCAGCATTATATAAGGGTTACTAGAACCTTTTAATACTAGTTTTTGATCTGTACTTGAATCAATTGTATAAGTACTACCTGTTAAGGTATCACTTGCATCTGACCTTACGAAACTAGAAGCTTGTATTCCATCTACAGTATCACTATCTAGCCCAGAGCCAGAACCGTCATTAGATGAAGTCCAGACCGTTCCAGTTGAACCATCTGCTGTATATTTTAAACCATTAGTACCACTACCAACTCTTAAATAATCACCACTTTCTTGGTTAACTATAATCATTTCACCCGGATTTTCACCACTATCCCACTGTATATAACCTTTATCAGTGCTTCCTTCTCTAAATCTTATATATGGACTATTAGCACCAGCAAGAATAATTTTTTGAGCAGTGCTGCTGTTAAAAGTAAGAGTGTCACCTGTAAAAGTATCATTTTGATCTGATCTTAAAAACTGACTTGAATCAATACTATCTAAAAGTGCTGCGTTTGATGCTGTAGCAGCGTTACCTGTTGTGCTCTGGTTTAAGGTTGGAATCCTAGAGGAACTTATAGTTCCAGAAGAAATATTACTTGCGTTTAAACTTGTAAGGTTTGATCCGTCACCATAAAGTGTATCAAAGTAACCATTTGCAAATCTATTAGTATTTGTTCCTAGATTACGAACACTATCTGTATCAGGTTTCAAGTCGACTGATAGCATTACTTTATCAGTAGTAACTCTAAATCTTTCTGTATTAGCAGTAGAAAAAGCTAAAGTGTTGTCTGCTGGTCTGTATATTGCTGCTGCTGTTGTAGGTGCTGATATTGATCCACTAAAGTCAATGTAACTACTGCTTAAGTTTAAATTTCCAGTTAAAGTACCACCAGCTAAAGGTAACTTAGTTGCTATTGAGTTAGTAACTGTCGTTGAGAACGAAGCATCGTCACCCAAAGCAGCCGCTAATTCATTCAGTGTATTTAATGCTGAAGGACTTGAATCAACCAAGTTTGTTATGGCTGTATCTGTATAAGCTGTTGTAGCAACTTTTGTAGAAGCATCTCCAGCAGACTGTGTTGTTGCAGTTACTCCGTTAAGTATTGCACCACTAGAAGTTGTTATTGCATCAAGTTTTGCACCATCTGCTGATACGTCTCTACCGTCAAAAGTTTGACTTGATACAAATGTTTGTGTCCCAGTAAATGTGTTAGCACCTAATCCAGCTAAATTACCAGTAGCTGTTACACCACCCTGCCAAGTAGAACCGTTATAAACTCTTAACTCATTAGATGTAGTATTAAAGTAAAGATCTCCTTCATCATTATTTGATCCGGGATCAGAACTATCTATTCGATATCTATTTGCAAAGTTATTTACATTAGCAATATTACTCGCTGCTGTGTTTACATTTGCTATAGAACCAGCAACTGTACTGATGTTACTGTTCGCACCAGCAACCGTTGTTATGTTTGCGTTGTTGCCAGCTACAGTTGAAATATTTGCATCATTTAAAGCTACTGTACTTACCGCAGCATTATTTCCAGCTACTGTAGTTACATTAGAAGAGATACCAGCAACGGTTGTCACATTGCTAGATACACCCGCCAACGTATTCATGTTAGTTACATTGGACGATGTAGCCAAAGTATTCATATCAGCTACTACATCTGTAGTACCAAGTATTGCTAAGTCTGCAACAGCGTCCGCAGTACCTAATCTTCCTATTTCAGTAGCTTTACCAGCAACAGCACCTATGTCTGTGGCATCAGCAGCTACTGCACTAATATTAGTAGCGTTCCCTGCAACAGCAGTTACGTTACCAGATATACCAGCTACTGTAGTTACGTTGCTTGATACTCCAGCTACAGTTGTGATGTTGCTTGAGATATCAGCTAGTGTATCCATGTCAGATACAATCGCTGTAGTACCTAAAGTATTCATATCAGCTACAGCATCGGCTGTACCTAGTCTTCCTATCTCTGTGGCTTTAGCAGCTACAGCTCCTATATCAGTTGCGTCTGCTGCAACCGCAGTTACGTCAGATGCTATACCAGCAACTGTCGTTGCTTCAGTAGCTATACCAGCGACTGTGTTTAAAGTTGTGTTACCTGTGGCTGTGGCTACAGCGTTTGTAATTAGACCTAAGTCTTCTGTATAAGTTATCTGTCCAGCTACAATACTTATATTTGCTAAGTCAGCCGCGTTAGGTGTAGCAGCAGTAAATCCGTCTCCAGAACTACCATCGTAGATCATCAAAACTTTGTTAGATGAACTGTCGTACCATAAGTCTCCAATACTTAAATTTGAAGCATCAGCTCTTTGTGTAGGTGCAGAAGTACTTATCTGATAAAGATCAGCAAAGTTATGTATGTCCTGTACGTTAGCTCCAGCAGCAGAAATATTTACTGCATTTGCTGCAATAGTAGAAACTTCTGTAGCTTTAGGAACTAATCTATGGAATGTATAAGTATGGAGTGTAGTAGTTGTTTCTACCAAGAATCCATAGCCCGCAGGTATAGGACCATAAACTCCAGTTATTGTAACGGTATTACCAGATCCAGCTCCGTTTGCAATAGTAACTGTTGAAACATTAGGTGTTAGAGCTGTTGAAGCTGCTGTAACAGAAACAATAGTTCCAGTTCCATTATTTACATCAGGGTTAGCTGTAGGAAAAGAAGTCTCATTAGCAACTGCTACAAATCCACCTACGTCATCAACAAGGTCAATAATACGTAAATCTATGGCAGAAGTAGTTGCTACTTTAGAATCAGAAGCTGACCATGTATCTCCACTAGCAATAGTTTCTGAAGAATCCTGTCTAAGGAATCTAGCTTCAGCTTCTGTTTCTGTGTAGTATCTTGCATCTAATACGTTTGATCCAGTACTAGCTGAAGGATTGAGTTCAGTTTCTGTGTAGTATCTGTTATCTAGTTGACCACCATCTAATTCTGTTTCGGTGTAGTAAACATTATTTAGCTGACCGTTGTTTAATTCAGTCTCTGTGTAGTATCTATTATCTAAAGTTCCAGTTTCAATATCAGCATCTTGGATAGTTCCATCTTCGATATTAGTTCTAGTAACTACGATGTCACTGGGCAGTGTTCCACCACCTAACTTATCAAGAGTTACAGTATCATTTGCTAATTTAGAACCTTGTATATTTGCACTAGTACTTACATCAGCATCAACGATAGATCCGTCTACTATGTTTGCTGAGTTAACAGTTATTCCAGCTTTAAGTAAACCATCAGCAATTTTACTATTATCTATTGCTGCACTTGCATTGATGTCAGCATTGACAATAGTATTGTCTCTTATTTTTGCAGAAGTTACCGCTCCATCTATGATGTCATCTTCGGTTACTAATTGATCGTTTTTTTCTTGAGCAGAAAATTTAACTAATTTATGGTTTGCATTTAAGTCAGAAGCTCTGATAGAGGAACCGGGTTGAAAAGTTACTGAGTCAGAATTTCCTAATTCAGTTTCTCTATATATACGGACTCCACCATTAGTAGAACCTGATACAGAAGCTTGCTTAAATATTACGTTAGAACCATTGACTGTGTATTCAGTTGTCTGTGCAGGAGGATTAGTCGCTGTATAGGTTAATGCTGTACCATCTACTTTGACTTTTATATCCTCTGCCTTTATATATTCAATTGAAAATGAGTAGGATGCACTCCCACCATTTTTGTATTCTTCAGTTGTCGCCATTTGTTTTCTAAGCGTTGTTTATTGGCGGTGGATTTTTATTTCGGCATGTTTATCATTGCTTCAATAGTTTCTTGAGAAGAGTTGTATCTTCTTCTCTCATATTCTTTTTCTTCTGCAATAAGTAATTGCACATCTTCATCCTGACTTATCTTTGCCCAAGCTTTTCTTTTCGCACTATTAAATAAGTTAGTTATTGCTTTAACGTGAGGAAAATCTTTTGGATTTAAATCAGCTTCACCATTTTTCCTTTTAGCTTGCATTCTTGCTATAGATAGTTGCATTCTTGGATCTGCTGCTAATCTTTCAAATTGCTTAATAAGCTTTTGATCTCCTAAAGCCTTTTGAAACCTTGATCTTATTTTTGGTGAATCACTTAAATCTGTTCCATCAGGAGCACTATATCCAACTGTTCTTAAGTCATATCCACTATTGAAAAGAAATTCTCTTCCCGGTGAATAATCTAAATTAAATTGAACTGGGGATATCGCATTAAACATTCGAGTCATAAAATTATGATCTTTTATAGGCTCTCCAGTTAGGATGTCATATTTGTTAGTAAGTGCATCTTCTCCTGCTAAACCTTCAGTAGCTAGGTTTCTATTTCTTATTGAACTCCAAACATCTGAACCTAGTTCTTTTGTATGTGGATTAAGAACTTTACCTATTTCATTTCTAAGACTAGATAATGGAAGAGAGTTGTTCATTAAAGAAGCAACTATTCTATTTTGTTGTCCGGGTGCTCCAGAAAATAAATCAACAAAGGATTGTAATCCTGCTAAATATGATTTACTTGTAACAGTCGAAGCTAGAGCCATTGATAATTTCATAAATTTATCTTCAGCCCATTCTTCACCCATTAATTCTGTGTGATCTCCAATGTCACCTACTAATGCAAGTATTTGGTTGTAAGGTTCAAAAGCGTCATAACTTACCCATTGACCAGCTATCTTAACTGTTCTAGGTTTCCATCCCATGTCTAACCAAGATTGTCTTTTCTTTCTATCTGTTGGTCCATTACCATGTAAATTACCACCAAGAAAAGCTTGACCAGCCATAAATAATGCTGATGTTCCCATAGCGAGTCTTCCCTGCTGTACAGTCTGTGCAGTCAGTAAATCTCTAGAATTATTAATACCGTATTTAGCTAAGTGTTCTAAGTTAGCAGTAGGTTTAGTGAATGCTATGTCATTAAATTCTTTTACAAGAAAGTTAAATCCGGGAGTATGTTTAGCAGTTAAACTTAAACCGTTAATACCAGTTCTTGCAAATAAGAAGAATGGTCTTGCCCATGGCGCACTATTAAAAGTACTTTCTAAATTCTTAGCAAATCCAGATAAGTCCTGAGTTAAAGTAGCTTCTCTCTTTGTATATTTTGCTGCTTCGTCAGTTAAGTTTCCTTCGTTATCAAATATCTTTGCATTAAATTTATCTTCAGCATCTTTGAAAAATGCAGCATCGAAGTTTTTAAAACCTCCTTCACCCATTTGTTCAGTTGCTTCTAAAAATGCTTTTTCTCTAGCTCTAGCTCTACCAATTATTAATCCAAACGAATCATCAGTTGCCGCCATGATTTTAGTGGAGTAGGTAAACATATTAGTGTTGTTTGCCCAACGAGCCATATTAGCCATTCTGTAAACAAGCTTATCCATTAAGCTTGCACCTTCAGAGGTTTCAACCCAATGACCATACATAGCCCATTGATCGTCTGCTTTTGTTTTTTCGATATATCTAGTTTTCATAGATGATATATCGCCACTCCAATAGCTATTTAGTCTTGATTTAAAAAGTTGAAAAGATTCAGGAATAACTTCACGCATAGCATTTAAACTTGCTAATCCAGCTCTCATAGTTACAACGTCACCTTTTAAAGCTGCACCAAGTGCCATCGCCATTGGACGTGCAAATGTTGCAGTAGCTGTACCCATAACTGCTCGCATTGATGTTTTAGGTCCAGAAAGAACACTATGAGTAAATACAGAACCTAATTCTTTTATTAAAGCTCCAGTCTGTTTAGCTCCTCCTTTCCATTCTCCACCTTTAAGTTTGTATTTCATAAAAGCATCAAAATCATCTAAGGTATGAACTCCTTTAGCCATAGAGATACCTTCAAAAATAGTTTTGAATAATTCATCTCCACCTTCTTCAGGTGCTATTTTCATAGCTAATCTAAAAGCATCAATACTCTGTTGTACGTTTTGATCTACTATTTCATCAATCTGTTTTCGGGTAGCACGATCTCCAAGTTCTCTAAATTGTTGTGATAATTCAGCTTTTTGAATAGCTCGCATTCTTAAACCAGCTATAAGTTTTTCACCTAGTTGTTGTGCTGGTCCATCTATACTTCTAAGGTCATATATGTCTTGAAGTTCTCTACCAGTAATACCAAGATCTCTTATTTCTTTCATAAGAGTTCCATTAACAGTATCTATAATTGGAGCCATTTCTCCAGCTATAAATTCATATTCTTGACTACCTGTACGTTTAATTTTTTCTTTGTTAACCTGTGCCCAAAATTCTTCAGGAGTAAAGTCAGAAGTATTTCTTCCTTCGTAAATCTCTTTTGCTAATTTAGAAACTTTGGCATAATAAACTTCTTTTGGTATTCCTTGTCTAGCAGCAGTTTCGTCAAGCCCTTTTAGATAACCTTCACTAACTCCTCTTTTTAAAAGTTCTTTAACAACCTTTCTAGCTTCTTGAGAGCTTTTAGCTATTCTATCTATTTCTACATTAGAAGTAACAGAACCAGCAGAACCATCTTCAGCTCCCCACTTTGTCTCTATATCATCTAAAGATTTAGTAGCAGATTCTAATGATTCAAGTGAAGTTGCATTACCTTGATGTTGTTGTTTAATTTTAGGATTTTTATAAGCACCGAATCCGGGAAGTTCAAGTTGTTGCATTCCTTTCTCTGCAACTTGGTCTCTTACACTTTCAGCTCTAACATCAGTAACTTGTTTTAAATCAACTACTTCTTCTTTTCCTTTAGCATTTCTAACGATAGCTTTACCAGATCCTTTTAAACCTCCACCAATTACGTGGATAAGGTTGTCAAATACAACTCCTATAGCCATACCTTCTACGACATTTTTCAATGTCTTCATAGCAGGATGATCGTGTTCTTGAGTAGCTAATGGAGTGTCTAGCCATCCCCATCGTTCCTTTAACATCCCGGTAACGTTATCGTCTTGAGATGTTTTAGACATGATGTCAAACTTTGCACCAGTTGCCGCACCTTTCAATAAGTTACGTCCAGTGAGTTGTTTTGTGTTTCCAAGGATTTTAAATTTAGGAGTTACCTTTAATCTATGTGCAGCTATTCTTGCCTTCCTAGCAGCTTTAAAAGCTTTAGGTGCATTCTTACCTACTGTTAAACCAGCTCCTACTGCTTTTGCTCCTTTAGCTCCTTTAGCTACAGAAGCTAACTTTGCAATACTTCCTAGTTTTCCAGCTCCCGGGATAGGGACTGCGAGAGTAGTACCAACATGAGTAACACCTCTTATTAGTCCTCCCCACCAAGTTTTAGTTTCTAAAGGATTCTCATCATCTACAAACCAATCATCCCATTCAGGTTTATAGTCCTTACCTTCCTCTGCCATTTCTCCAGTAAAGTAATCAATGATTCTTTCTGGCATTGTTATTAAAGAAGAAGCTGTGTCTTGGACACCAGCTACAACACCAACTCCAGTATCTTTTATGTAATCACCAAGATTAGCTTTTCTGTTTTTCTCTTGTTCAACTAGTAGTTGTTCTTGTGCTTGTTTATTTTGTAGCTCTTGTTGTTTTAAATCGTTACTATATTGTTGTTGTTGTTCTTGTGCTTTTCGTTGGGCTTCTGCCGCAGCATTTATCTCTTCTTCAGAGTAGCCCCCATCTGTAATTTCGATCTCTAATGATTGATCTTCGTCCATTGTTACCTCGGTAAAATAAGTGTCAACTTCGAGACACCACCGCAGTTAAATGTCTTCGTTCGTCACACTTGGATTGTTAAAAAATGAATTGTCTGTTGTTACTTCCTCGCCTTCTTGTTCAAGCATCATTACACTCTGAATAACAGAATATGTATTTGGTTTGTTGAATATACCTCGAAGAAATTGATCGTCTTTTGACATCTCCTTTGCAAGAGCTTTTTCATCAGGTGGTTCTTCTTGTGTTATCAAAGCTGCTTGTGCCAAGCCGAAAGTTTCTGGAGCTATACCAAGTTGTCTAGCTACATCAACATAATATCTAGGCATATCTGCAACACGTCTAATAGGTTTCTTTGACCAAGCTAATAATTCTTCATCAGCTCGTTGCCCTGCCATAGACATTCTTGATGTCTTCCATTGATTGTTTTTTCCTTGTTCTCTGCCTGTGGAGACGTCAGTGACATATCTTTCTTCCTGTTGACTAATACTAAAATCTGGTTTTTGTGCTTTAGCTACTGCATCTCCATCTTTTAAAAAAATTTCAACGGCATCCATTGCCTGTTTATTAGCCGCTATAGGATCGTACCCTGCATCAGTAGCTGTGTTGTAAGCATCGTTATATCTCTCTTCAACATTTGCTCTTAAATATAAAAAGTTTTCTGATTTAATATCTCCTACACCGTAATTACTTTTTAAGACTTGTTGAGTTTTAGCATCAAATAGTTTTTGATTTAATTTATAAGCACTTGTCCCATTTTCTGTAGGTCCACCAGAGCCAACCAAGATGTCTTTATATTTGTCGTAAACCGCATTACTAACATCTCTTAATTGGTAGCCATAAAGTTTACCGCCTTGTGCTCGTTTCCACGTATCTAAATCAGCTATCGCTTCATCATCAGGGCGATATCCTTTTAATTTATTTCTAATTTCGGAAGGGATATTACCTTTGTATTTAATATTAAATGCTTTAGTAAGAACTGTTGCTTGTTGGTCACTTATTGGACCCATTAGCTCAAGACCGTTAACATCTGTATCAACCTCTTGTTGCTTTTGTAAGTCTTTTGCAGCCGCCCATTTAGTTCCACCAGCGATTATATCTCTTCTAATATCAGATAATCCTTTTCCACCTTCTATGGTAGAAGGTCCTCTAGCAAACTCAAACTGTTCATCTATTAAAGCTATGGCTTTATACTGATCAATTTTACCAGTTTCAACAAGATGAACTAAATCCAAACCAAATTGAACATTAGCTTGTTCCATGCCTCCCTTGGGGTCTAAACCATTCTTACGTATATACATCTTTGTATAGTTCTGGTACATATTAAACCCTTCTTCTAAACTCCCACCATTAAGGATTGAAGTCATTTGATCTAAGGTATTATCATGGTCAATCTTTTTCCTTGCATTAGATCTATTTGTGGCTTGGATATTTCTTTGTTCTTTATTGTATTGAAGTACATGTGGTCTAACTTGCTCAGCAATTAATGCTTCATTATCAATCCCATCTAATTGATAAGCAAATTGAGCTTGGATTTTTGCATTGAGAGCATCTGCTTCAGTCGCAGTTGGTTGATAATCGTTTAAGCCTCCAAATTTAACTGTTCTGACTGAACCGTCTGGATCAGTTACTTCTATAGAAACTGTTTTTCTAGCCTCTTCTACAAAACGTGGATAGTCTGCACCTTTTTTTCTAGCATACTCTTCTTGTATTGCATACTGTTCCCATTTTGACATGTTTCTATAATCTTCAGCAGTAACAAGATCTCCTGTCTTTTCAATCTTAGAAGCTACATCATGTATTTCTAAACTTTCTTCAAAGAGATCTCTCTTATCACCACTAAAGTGTGCTGCTAAATTTTCACCAACACCATAAAGTAATACTCTATTTTTTAATGCTGCACTTTTTTCTTTTATATGTTTGTCTCGTTTTTCTTGTAATATGTCACCAACCTTTCCAGATAACTTAGCTATACCACCCCACATCTTTTCAGTGTTGCGTATTCTATCTTCTGCATTCTGTTCTAGTTGACGGAGATATCTTTCTTCGTCGTTTTGGACTTGTTTGTCTAGACGTTCTTGTTCAGGTATAACGTCTAATATTTCTTCGGGTGTAAAGTCTCCTGAATCGACCTGATACTGAGGGATTTCTGCCATAGTTTTTTTTTATGAAGTTTTAGGCATACCGTCTAAACCAGCACCTAACGCCTGACCCATGCCAAGCATGAATGTCATTCCTACGTTCTGCATTACTGGTCTTGGGGGAGCCATATCTTGTATTGGTTGAAGTGCAACTTTTCCAAAGGATTTTCTTAAAGTACCTTTCAATTGTCTATTGACATCTGACATAGATTCTTTGCCTTGGTAATAAGATTCTGTTAAACCTCTCGTACGCATAGCTTGTTTAAGTCCTAAACCTTGAGTATTTTGGATTAATTGTCTAGCTACACTCTTTCCACGTACTCCTCTTTCTGCTGCTGATGCTTCAATTTCACCTTCTTTAACAAGACTTGATTTGAAGTCATCTTGATTCTGTATAAGTGCCATTGCTCTGGCATCGTAGAGAGATTTTTGAGTTCTTGAATAAGCACGTTGAGCTGCAATATTTGCAAAATCAACTTCTTGTTCAAACTGAACTTTTTTAGTTTGGTAAGTGCTTCTTGTTTGCATCCACTTACGTTCTCTCATTTTTAATTTATGTTGATAAAGTCTCTTCTTCTCTTTGTTCGATTGAGAAGCTGCCATCGCGTTTCCTACCGCTCCGACTGCTGGACCTATTGCTGCTGGACTGCACATATTCGTACAAATTCTATAAAGGATAAATTGTTTGGTCCGTAGGGAAATCTCCTAAGAAATTTAAAACCTAGAAACCTAAGTAACTTAATATGGACTTTGTTTCTTTCGTCAACAAAATTCCACAGTAACTTTTCTGTTCTGTTGTTCACATACCGCTTTGCTTCACGAGCAAAGGTATGAGGATATTCGTAGATAGCATCTGTACATAGCATCCAAATCTGTCCATTGTTATGGACTCCTGCCATGCCTGCTATCTTTCCGTTAGGTACCTTAAAATACACTGAGTCACAGTTTTGGTAACTTAGAATTAATGCATCTTCAGGGTCATGTCCATGACCTTCAGTAACCTCTTTACGGTCATCGGGTAATAAATTAGAAGCCACCTCAAGGGCAGCCTCCAATGTTGCTGGGTGAATGTGTTTAGACACGTTGGTAAAAATTATTGTTATAAATCCCTTCCCATGTCATGTATAAAATATTTGCTGGGGTTGGATGTGTTGATTTAATTGTTAAAAATACGTTGGTATTCCTGTCATAAATTGGTATTGTCCACAATTTATTATCATTAAGTAATGATGAAGTATTAGCTTTATATTGGTTTGCAGGAGTAATTTCAAATAGTTCAGTGTAAGGTATTCGACCTACTCTATTAAGTGTTGTCTCGTACATACCTATTGGACCGAAGGCAAAACTTGCTCTATGTAAAATTGTATTAGCTCTACTATCTGCTTTATATGATTCACCTTCTAATCTAGTAACATAGATAGTTGGCAGATCCACTTGCATTGTGTACTGATAACCTATTAAAAAAGTTTCTGAAGACCAATCTCCATCAACCTCTAAATTAGATCCGTTAATAGTAATAAGACCAAATCTTCCTAAGTTATTACCAGAATCAACGTCATAAGCTGCAAGTTGATTAGAACTTTCTAAACCTACTGGTTTAGTTTTAGTAGATTTCTTTGTTGTTGCATTATAAGTCCATCCAGTAGTACTCATTAAATGATCTAAATGCACTCTATTTTCTGCTAACGCAAGAGTATTAGAGTCCATTTTTATAGCATATTTAAGTAACTGATCCTTATTGTTATTACGCACAACTACAAATAAATTGTCATCTTGCATGCAGTGATATTGAATGTTTCCTGTTATTGTCCATTTAAACCATGAAGCTAACTTTCGTTCTCTTATATTGTCAAAATATTTATAGCCATAAATTGTAGATGTACCTTCTTCACTAAAGAAAATAACTGAGTTCTCTCTAGAGTTTGAGATTAGTTTTAAATCTTTCTCAAATAACCTAGAAACAACTGCACTTTGTTCTATGACTTCTGGTTCACCTTCTCTTTGTACATTTGTCATCTCAAAAAATCTTGAGTATTTACCAGCATTATCTAAGAAGCCGATAGTAGTACCAAGAGAGATAGGGTTAGTTGAAAAGTTAAAGTTGTAAGTAGAAAGAGCATTGATTTTAGCTGTAGTAGGGCTGAATGTATCACTATCTGTAGTCAACATAAACTGTTGATTTTTAGAAAATAAAACTAAACCAGTATTAGTTTGAATGCCATCATATAAAATTGCTGGATATTCTGAACTGGCTGCTATATCTATTGGATCACTAGCTATAAGTTGTATAGCTGACTTAGCAAAGAAATTAGTAAAGTCTCCCGGACGAGACATGACTATATTTTCATCAGCAAGAATAGAAAATCTATTTCTAAAGAACAACATTTTGTTGATCTCTTTACCTATAAATGAAGGTTCAGGATTGGTTACATCATCTCCAACTAAAGCATCATCCCACTGTGGAGCGTTAGCAGTGACGTTACCACTATTAGTAGTAACTGTGTAAGAAGAACCATCTAATTCAGTTAATCTAAAATTACCGTCAGCAGTTCTTATAAGAAGTACTGGCATTTTTGATCTTTTAAGTCTGATAGTCCTACCCGGTTTAGCGCATTCTTCCCATGTACCTTCACCATCTTTATCATTATTACCAAAGAATTTCACAAAGTGGTTATCTTCATCAGCAACACTATTAACAACTTCTACAACCATCCCGTGTTTACATTGAGTAGGTAAATCTCCTACATCATTTACTTTTCCAGCTACGACATTTAACAGCTCTCCAACTGGTGTAGAGGCATTGAATGCACTGGTTTTTTTAATATGTAATCCAGTACCAATTGTTGTTATGTCTGAGTTAGAAAAGCTTCCACCAGCTATTAACTCTGTTCTAATATCTCCAAGAATACTTTCAGCAGTAATAGTAGTTTCTGTATCAAATGGTGTAGGGTTAGGTCTAACTAAACCAAGGTTTGCCTGAACTATAGATTCACTGGTTGCTTCAACAGTTACCTTATAGTAAGCATCTCTCATAAATACATAGAAGTAGTCACCTGTTTGCCAGCCTTCTCCTCCATGTAATAAATCAAATGTTGTTGTGTATCTAGCTTGATACGTAACGTTACTTCCAGAACCAAAAGGTACTGATTGACCAGTTGTAGCTATACGAAAATATAAATTATTCCTGCCAGTTTGACTGCCTTGGTTAGCTGCATTAAATATATTAACTGTGTAACTATAGTTAGTGTTACTTTGTGAAGCAGGACTTGTTTCTAATGTACCGCCAGCAGCTCCCTCATCAACAAGAGTTGTACCAGTACTAATACTAAAAATATTTGTTCCTACATTTGGTGCAAATGAATCTCTACCATCCTCTGCACTTTCATCACATCTACCATTATTACTATTACCTCTATCAACATGATTTCTCATATAACCAGTAGAACTACAATAGTTATTACTAGAGTTAACAAGAGTTACTTTGATACGTGTAGCTGTAGTTATTGTAGAAGTATTAGTATTGTCAAAAACATTTAAGGCATACTGTTTTGCATAAGATATACTTTTTAACTCAACAAAAATTTCTTTCCCAAAATCTACGTCAGGTTCAGTAGTCGTGTCCATCTCAGTAGTGACGGATCTGTTGTTGAGATACGTAAAGTCATTAAGAGTTAATGTCTGTATATCTTCGTCACCTGTATGTGTTAAATATGTGGTATTTCCTATCCCATTAACTACAGTCTTCTCAGCTCCAGTTAAACAGTCCCACATTCTAACAACACCATTACGTGCTATCTGTCCTATGTACTGTTCATTTTCATCACGATAGTAATGAAACCATTTACCGTTAGTTGTGGAATTATTTGAACCATCAGATAATGATGCCACAAACTTTCCAGCAGGTCTTTTTGTTAGTCCGTGTGTTATGTCAGGTAAAGCATTAACCATATCTTTAACCTGACCGGGGACTTTGTATTCATCAGGTTGTTGAGATATGCCCTGAGTTAAATTTGGAATAGTTTGTGTAACGTTTGCCATTATCTAATAAGTGCTTTGTAAGGTTGATAAGATCTATAATTACTTTCTGATGGGAAGCCAAAGAAGCTATGATCTCCTTGCTCACAATCGTATTCAACAGCAGTAGCTAAAGTTTTTGCTTCTTCTAATTGAAGTAGTTTTACTAAATCTGAATTAGAAACTATTTGTACTGCGGCTCTTACTGATGCTCTAGCAATTATGTATCTTTGAATTGCTGAAGGAATATCATCAAAATTTCTTAAGTAAGTTATGTCAAAATAAAAGTCTTGTGTGAAGACATCTGTATGGTGAACGTTGTCATATAGTTTTCCATTTTTTTTAACAACGTCTCTATTTCTGTCATACAATCCATCATGGATATCAAATCTAAGATAGTCATTAGGAATTAAAAAATTACCATTATCATTAGGTGATCTTTTTACATTGTCTTCTTTATTAAAATGCCATCCTTCATTCTGCACATCTTTTGTGACTTCCATTAAAAGTCCATGTATTATTGCAATCTGAGGGTTAGCAAATGTGTTTACTATTTCTTGCCCTGAGTTGGTCGCGTCTGTAGTAACTGTTCCAAGAGTGGTTACAGGTGATTGACCAATGCTACCCAAGATAGAGTTCACTGCGGATAGTTCGGTATCGGTTGCTATTTGAGTAGTCATAAAAAAAAGGGAGCCGAAGCTCCCGTATAAAGAATAAATTAACCGTTCTCTGGGTATGTTGTACCGAACGCTGTTGGTGCAGATGCTCCAACGTATAGTTCAACGGCTGCTGCTGGGTTAAGAAAATCTGCTCCCATAGCTAGTCTTCCAAGGATTACGTCACCTTGGTAAACCACGCTAACGTCGCCTGAAGTTACCTG